CACTAGTAAGGTAAATAAAACTGATGATTATGATGCAACCTGGTTAGGTCATAGTGTAGATGTAAAAGTAAATAGAAAACATCACCCATTAATGATTCCTGAATATGCAAATACAGATTGTAAAATATTTGCTTTATTTACTAGCAATTATCCAAACTATACTTTTGAGGGGTTTACCTTAAATAATATAATTTTTCAAGATTGCAATAAAAAAATGACTAGAGTAAAATCTTATGTTTTAGAAAAAAACAAACTTTTAAGCCATAAAGAACTAATTTTTTTGTTAAATATTTAAAAAAAATTTCTATATTTAAAAAATATTTTTATTTATGAATCACTATAACGACTTACTCGACTTAGGTATAATACTAAAAAGATCTCAAGGATCTGTTAAAACTAGATGCCCTAAGTGTTCACATACTAGAAAAAACAAAAAAGATGATTGTTTATCAGTAAATATTGATGAGGGTTTGTATAATTGTCATAATTGTGGATGGGGTGGGAATGTTAAATTTAAGAAAAAAATTGAATATGTTTTACCCCCAAAATTTAATTCTAATATCGCTGAGAGAGTTGTAAAATGGTTTAGCAATAGAGGCATCACTGAGCCAACATTAATACATTGGAAAATAGGCGAATCATTAGAATATATGCCTCAAGTACAAGCTAAAAGAAGATGTATAAATTTTAATTATTACAGAAATAATCAAGTTGTTAATGTAAAGTATAGAGATGGTGAAAAGAATTTTAAATTAGTTTCTGGTGCTGAGCTTATATTTTATGGTATTGATAATATAAAAGAATTACAAAAGTGTTACATAGTTGAGGGCGAGATGGATGCGCTTAGTTTGCATGAAGCTGGTTTATATAGTGTTTGTAGTGTTCCTAATGGTGCTAGTAAAGGATCTCAAAAACTAGAGTATTTAGATAATTGTTATAAATATTTTAAAGACAAAAAAGAAATTATACTTTGTACAGATAATGATGATGCTGGTTTACAATTAAGAAATGAACTAGCTAGGAGATTTGGAAAGTATAGATGTAAGTATGTTGAGTTCGGTGATTTCAAAGATGCTAATGAAGTTTTGATTGAAAAGGGAGCTGAGGCACTTAGAAATATAATAAAACAAGCTAAAGATTTTCCACTTGAGGGCGTGTTAAATTTAGACAATATATGGCAAGATGTACTAAATTATAATGAAAATGGCATAACTAATTATTCTATTGGTTTGCCAGGATCTGATGAATATTTTAAAATGGCGTTTGGCGAGTGGACAGTTGTTAGTGGGATACCAAACTCTGGTAAATCCGATATACTAGATCAAATATTGTGTAATATATCTACTAAGCACGATTTTAGATGTGCAATGTTTTCGCCTGAGAGTTTTCCTTATGAGGGACATATAAAAAGAATAGCTAATAAATTAAATCAAAAAAATTGCAATAGTGATGATTTAAACAATACAAAAGATTTTATTGAAGATCATTTTTTTTGGATTAAAATTGATTTAGAAAATTTAACCTTAAAAGGTATTTTAAATGCATTTAGGGAGCTTGTATTTCAAAAAGGTATAAATGTTTGTGTCATAGATCCCTGGAATATGCTCGACCACTCAGCACAAAGAGATCATAGTTATATTGGTAAAATATTAAGTCAAATAACACAATTTTGTCAACAAACTAACACTCATCTATTTTTAGTGGCACATCCTAGAAAAATAGAAAGTGAGGGTGGTGTATATAAAAAGCCAACATTATACGATATTTCTGGCTCAGCTGATTTTTTTAATAAGGCATATAATGGCTTAATTGCTTATAGATGCATAGGGCAAAAAACAAAATACAAAAGTGATGTTGTTAGAGTTCATGTCGAAAAGGTCAAACGTAAAGAGAATGGCCAGCTAGGCGATTTTGAGATAGCTCCAGATTTTGATAATGGGGGTATCTACAAAGAGATATTTCAAGGTGAAAAGAAAATACAAGTAATAAAAGATAATGTTCCATTTTAAAAATTAAATTATGAATCAAAAAGAATTTGAAGAAACTACAAGATATATCTTAGACAAAGCTCAAGATATAATGGATGCTAAGCAGCCAGAATACACAAACAAAAGTATTGATGTATTAAACAATTTTAAACAAACATCTAAAAGTATTGGAATACAACCTATGGAAGTTTGGGCGGTGTTCTTTAATAAGCATATACAAGCCATTTTAAGCCATGCTGGTGATCCTAGTATGCATCAAGCTGAGCCAATAGATAGTCGTTATGCAGATGCTTTAAATTATCTGTTCTTAGGGTTTGCAATGCTTGTTGAAGATTCTAATAAAAAAGATATAATATCCGGCACAGAATGAATAAATATTTAAAAGCACAATCCTGGTGTTTAGAAAATAATATAAAAGTATATATAGTTCCTATTAAGGGCAAAAAAAAATGCTATGTTGAAATAAATGATGATGGCCAATTAATTAGATCTCCTAAAACTTATGCATATCAAAAAGATGCAAGTGATAAAATATGGGATTTATATTTATATTTGTATAACAAAAAAAGCAAACATGGTACAAAAAATTAGTATAAAAAAAATTAAGCCGAACCCTAATAATCCTAGATACATTAGAGATGGCAAGTTTAAAAAATTAGTTAAATCAATCAAAGAATTTCCAGAAATGTTGGAAAAGCGACCAATCATAGTAGATGAAAAAATGGTTGTCTTAGGTGGCAATATGAGATTAAAAGCGTGTGAATCGGCTGGTATTAAACAAGTTTGGATTGATACAGCTGAGGGTTGGTCAGAAAAACAAAAAAGAGAATTTATTATTAAAGATAATGTTGGCTTTGGTGATTGGGATTTTGATATGTTAGCTAATGAGTGGAATACTGAGTTACTTAATGACTGGGGTTTAAACTTACCTGAGTTTGACAAAAACCCAGATTACTCAATACTTGATGACATTGATTTAGGAGGTGAGCTTGATGAGATGACTGGTAATGTAAAAAAAGCATTACAGATACCTTTTGATCTTGAAGATTATCAAAGAGCTTTTGACTTAGTGAAAGAGTTTAGAGAGAATAAAATATATGTTGGTAAATTATTAATAGAAAAATTAGAAAATGAAAAAAGTAGATTTAAAACAAATTGAACACGATGTTAAAGTAGGTGATATATGTGGCACTATTGAGCCAAATGTTACTGAGGATAGTATTTTTTATTTTGAGGGTAAGCCAATAGGATTTTATATAGCTGATTTATCTAAAAACTTTCAAAAAGCGGCCCAACTAGCTGATATAGCTGATAAGGAATTAAGATCTAAAAGAGTTCCAAAAAGTGTAATGAAAAGATCGAGTGGGTTTGGTGATGGTAACGAAGACAAAGAGGTTTTGCAATATTCAACTATTATAGGTAGTGTGCCACCTAAGCCACACATGAGGCGACCATATGCTACTATTAGTAGTGTACACAATGTTAAAACAGCACAAACTTTTATAAAAGCTATGTTATTGTTATGCTTAGAAAGTGAAAAAATTATAAAAGAAATCACACCTGATTTATATGTAGAACAAAAAAAGATTATATCAGAAAATGTTAGCAAAAAATGGAGGTTTGGAAACTTATTTACTAGTAGTATTTCAAATTACAATATCCCAGCACCTTTTCATAGAGATGCTGGTAACCTAGTAGGGTGTGCTAATGTTATCATAGCAAAAAGAAAAAACTCAACTGGTGGTCATACTACTGTACCAGATTATGGTGCTACTGTAAATAGCGCTGATAACTCAATGTTAGTATATCCAGCATGGCGAAATGTGCATGGTGTAACGCCAATTATACCAACTTTTGAAGATGGATATAGAAATACTTTAGTTTTTTACCCTCTAAAAGCATTTAAAGGTATAGAGTAAACTAAAAAAAAAGTAAAAAAAATTTTTGTAATTAAAAAAATTCTTTTATATTTGTATTGAATTTAAAACATTACAATTATGAATTACGTTAACCTTGAAAATCCAGCTTACTTAGAAGCAAAATCATTATCTAAATTATGGGAATCATACTCAGAAAATTGTTCGAGAGAAGATATTTTTGAAGTAGGTTTCAATCAAAATTCTGGCTATGTATATATAGCTTTAGAAAACAACATTACTCTTGTTAGTTCTTTTGGTCAAGATGTTGAATATCTTGTTACTGATTTCGATTCAGGTGAAGAAACTTTTTTTGAAACTATTAATGAAGCTCAAGATAAATTAGAAGAAATAAACGAAAAATATGTTTACTAATATGATACCATTCAAATCTAATACTAACCATTACTATAAAAAAGAATATTTCGCAAAATATACTCAGAATCTTTTTAAGAATGGAAACGACATATATTCTTATTACACTAAGGTAGCTGAGATTAAAGGCAATAAATTATATCAACTAGGTTACTGGAGTACAACAACTCAAAAACACATTAACTATGTTGCTAATGAACTTGGTTTGAGTTTAATAAAATAAAACCTAATATAAAAAGCCAGGTTAATTCTATTGGCATTAGGTAATTAAAGGGGGTTTCACAACTCCCTTTTTTTTATGTAATTTTGTTAAATGGCAAATAGACAAGTTTCGACACATAAAAAAAGATTAATGCTCAAAGCATTGGAAAAAAGTTTATCAGTTGTTACAACAGCTGTTAAGCAAGTAGGCATTGATAGGCAAACACATTATAATTGGTTAAAGAAAGATCCTAAGTATGCAGCAGAGGTTAAATCCATTGAGGATATAACATTAGATTTTGCTGAAAGCCAATTACATAAGCAAATACAAGATGGGAATACAACAGCAACAATATTTCTATTAAAAACTAAAGGGAAAAAAAGAGGTTATGTTGAAAGACAAGAAATACAACATGATAGCTCTATTGAAAGCAAACTAATTGAATGGACACCGGCCAAAGACAAAAAGTAACAGAATATTGCAACAAACAATTTTATGAAGCTGTAAATACCAAAGCCAGATTAAATATATGGCAAGGGGGAACGCGAAGTGGGAAAAGTTGGAGCTTGATGCAATACTGTTTGTATTTAATGACTACTGAAAAACAGCCATTGACAATAAGCATAGTCAGAAAAACACTCCCAGCACTCAAAAGATCGGTTTTAAGGGACTTTCTGCATATTTCTAAGGAATTAGGTATATATTGGAATGGCGTGCATAACAAGTCGGAAAATACATTTGAATTTAATGGGCATACTTTGGAGATGTTTTCAGCTGATGATGCACAAAAGATAAGAGGGAGTTCAA